CCACTTCTTCACCTCTGACTTGTTTTGCTAAATCTGCATCTGCCTTACCCCATGTACCAGATGATTTTGTAACGAATGAATTTACTCTTGCAAAAGCCCACTGTTGTGGTGTCGTGCCAGGTCTATGTCCTGTTTTCCAAGCAGCCATACCTCTATCATATACTTTTTTGAGTATCGAATATGGCATCCCTGACTTCTCAGCTTTCTTGACTAATCCTTCAATTTTTTCGTTTAATGTATCCATTGTAGTATTTATCCTTTCATTAAGTCTGTCACAGTTTTTCCTTTCTCCCAAAACTTACAAGACCAGTATCCTGCCGTGGTTTTATCTTTCTTCTGGTCACAATTATGTCTTGCTCTGAATGCTTTCAGTCTTTCTGGGCTATCTCTTTTGATATCCATATTAGGGTCACCAAACTCTACTTTGATTACATTACCCTTATCATTTCTCACATATACTTTAAATTTTTTGATATCACCTTTTGTTGGATTATTTAGTTTGACTTTTCTTCCTTGATACTCAGCATCTTCATCTATTTCACCCCACTCGTTAATATTTTCTTTTACCTTTTCGCCTGGTGTTAACTTCCTTAAATACTCATCATACTCTGGTGTTCCCATTAGATAATATTCTCTTAAAGACTTTCCATAGTCTTCTTTGTTCATTTGTTCAAACATTTTTGTTCCTAACATTTGTCCAGCAATATGGTCTGATAGAAAATGGAATCCAGCTTTTACTCTACCAATACCAACTTCTTTTGCAGCTTCCATAAGACCATCTTTATGTTCTGGGAACTTTTGTGCCACATATAAAGCAACAATCATCGCTTGTGTAGAATGTCCACTAGGATATGACCTAGTTTTATTTGTTGTACTTCCTAATACATCTAGATTACCATCTAACTCAAAAGGTCTTTTACGATTAAAACTATTTTTAAAATGTCTAATTGTAGGAACTGCTTGTTTAACAATATCTCTTAATTCATTTTCATGGAATTTTACACCAATCTTCTTCATGTATTCTTTGATTGAGTAAAAAGAATCTTCATCATTGTTTGCAACACTCTCTACATCTTTATCTGTTCTTGTAGATATAAGTTTTCTAATTGTTCCCATTTCTTTTACATCATCTTTTGGAAAGTCTGGTATTTGAATATATTCATGTAAATCTTTTGGATAGAATTGAAACTCCTCTTTCATTTCAGATTTTCTTTTTGTACCATCGGCCCTCTTAATTAATCCTTTTGCTTTAAGATGTGCGATATCTGTAAATCCAGCTTTACCAGCTTTATATCTTTTCATTGCATCTGCTGTATCAGGTGCCTTCTCATACATAAATTCTGTAAACTCTCTCATTCTTTTAGTTTTCTTTTTCATCTTCTCAATGTATGTACGATAGATTGCTGCCTCAGCATTCTTACCCATTTCTTTTGCTCTCTGTTCCATAGCAACTGCTGCCTGTATCTTATGTGCATGTGTTCTGTCTGACCTTTCAATTTTTGCAACACTTGACTTTGCAGTTTCTACATCTTTAAATCCTAATCCTTGAATTGTACCCTCTGGGTTTTCATCTGTATATAAGTCTGAGTGTTTTTTACTTCCAGCAGGTTGTCCTTTCTTTCTAGGAATTCTAGGATTGTCTTCTTCTTTTGGAACACAATTAGGAACCATTCTGTTTCCTTTTTTCTTCATTCCAACTTTTTTATGAGTATCCCAACATCCGTCATCTTCACCAAACATTTGTTTAAACTTTTTAGTATGTTTAGATGGTTTAGTTTTACCTGTTGCATCACCTGGTGCTGGTTTGTAAGCATCTGGGTCATCATCATCCATTTTAGTTTGTTTCTTAAACTGAGCATCTCTTTTATCTTTAGTAGATTTTGCAAGTTTACTTCCATAATACTTAGCAGGTTGAGTGCCTTCTTTGTCTTTAATATCTTTATCTTGTTTAACTTCTGTAATGTCTATATCATGTAACCATACTTTGTGAGATTTGTAATTCTCATCTATAACAGTTACATAGTTTGTACCTCTACGAATAATTTCCAATGTTGGATATGTATTATCATTTTTACCTTTTACTCTAATTAAATCACCCACATTCCAAATTTGCTCTGAAAGATATAATTCTCTTAGTGTTTCTAAATCAGATAAATTTAATTCTTCTCTGATACCCATAGACTTACGAACATCAAAATATAATTTTTTAGCATCTGTATCGTTAAGTGGTGTTCCTAATTTGAATGAATCAAAATCACTATCGGCTGCAGCTGCTCTCATTTTAGATGCAGACATTCCCTCTACACCTTCAGCATCTGGGTCCCTTTCTCCAGCACTTAATACTTTTACTGTTTTATATTCATAGAATCCATGTCTTGCTTTAACACCATTATATGTGTTAATTATTTTTTCAAATTCTGCAACTCTATCAGAACCTACAACCATAATAAGATTTTCATAACTGTTTAGTTCTACTAGTATTTCAAAAATGTTTCTAGACTTTGATACTACAATGTTTCTTTTATGTTTAGGAAATGATTTTTTCATGTATGCAATTTTCTTTGCATACTGTAATGGGTCTTTCTTAGGATTCTGTGATTGAGAAGCAAAGATTTTATAATCACTAGGATTTGCTTTCTTTACAGCATCACATAGTTTTTCATGACCAGTCGTTGGTGGATTAAATCTACCAAAGGTAAATGATACTGTTTTAGGTGCTTCTTGTAAATCTATAAATCTTTTCATTTGTATTTTTTAGACCCCAGTTTAGTTCCTTTTGCTCTCATCGCTGGTGTTGTCATTTGACTTTCAACATCAGCCATAGCTCCAATAAAGTATTTTAAATTCTTTTCTATTTTATCTTGCATAGTTCTATATGAACCATATCTAAAAAGTTTGGCATCTTTTTTAGCATCCTTTTCTAATGTTCTTGCCTCTTTAGCTAATTCTAAAAGTTTTCTTGTTATCATATTTGTTAAAGTTTCTAAATCATATGTTGCCATACCAGATATGTTTATATTTGGATTTTCATATGTTTTGATATCTTTGATACCTTTAGGTTCATAGATTCCACCAAATTCATATGTTGCTTTTTCTTGTAGATGTTCTTTAAATTTTTTCATTTTACTTATCCCATGCTTTGATAGCAGTGAAGTTATTATAACTAAACTCCATTCTGTCTACTAATTTTACAGCGTTACCTGATACTCTATCTATTGCAACATACCCCTCTGGGTTTGATACTTTAAATCCATTACTTGTTTTAATAAATGTTCCAATACTTCTAACACGATTTAGTTTTTTAACTATTAACATTTTAGCATTTACAATCGCATTTTGAAATGTAATTATTTGTGTTAGATTTTTTACATGTTTCATTACTTCTCTTTTATATTCTTTTTGTAAATTTTTATACTTGTCTTTTCCTTTAGGACTTTTTGACTTGTCAATCATTTCTTGTAATTTTAATTCTACATGTTTAACATAACCCATGGCATGTGCCTTAGGATTTGATATTGGTTTTCCTTGTCTAACATTAATATTATTATATGTTTTTAATCCTGCTCCAACTAATGCACCCGTAAAACTATTTTGTAAATTTAAAAACTTAGTTAACATAGGTGAGTTAATTGATTGAAATGTTTTACCAGCAATAGATAACTCTTTAGTTATAGCATCTGTTTCTGATTGTGTCATTGTTGCACTACCAGATACATCTTTAAATGTTGCATCATCTTGCCACACACTAGATACATTTTTAAGACCTGATATGTTTACTCCAAATGAAGCCTTCATACTTTGTAATTCTTTACCTGTATATGTTGTATGCCAAACGACACCAATCTTTGCTTTTTTAATCTGTCTTCCAAAATCTGAATCAACATCTACTGCATAAACAATCGTGTTTGGTTGGAATGTATAATACTTCTTACCATCTATAGTATCTGTAGATACATCATCTGTAAACATTAAGTCACCTTGTAAAACTCCTTTGATACCTAATTTTGAAAACTCTGATAAAGCAACTTTAAGTTTTTTATTTAAATCACCAGATGTATATTTGTCTACATCTGCATTTGTTTTATAGAGTTGTGGTTCTACATTAAAGACTGATTTCTTTCCTACAAAAAACTTACCATCTTCTGGGTCTACTCCAGCAAAGACTGCAGGGGCACCATCCCACTTAACTGTCATGTTAATAGATGAACGACTTGCACCAGCAAACATATCTCTTAGTGACTGTATAAAGTTTATAGATGCACGACCACCTGTGATACCATAGTTAAGTATCTCATCTTCTATGTGTTCTAGATGTAGGTTCTTTCCACCTTTATCTTCGAATAATAATTGTTGTGCTAGATTGTTCATTAATCTATTGTACCACTATATTGCATTTTTAATTGTAAATATTGGCCAAGTCTACCTTGACCGCTTGTGCCCTTTTCAGGTCTTACACCAGAATCAGAACGAATAGTCATCTTCAATGTTTTTTTATCATTTGGTGTA